CTTTCCTAAATCCATTATTGACGAGCCTAAGTTTGAGAAGAAGTTCATATTTTGTAAATATATTATATCGTAAATTTCGTGTTAAGTCTACAAAACTGCTACCTGTAATGTAGAACCTGTTAAGCCAGCTGTACCTGCCACACCATCATTAGCTGGACCTGCTCCGTTATATCCAACACCCCCTCCTGCACCACCTGTACTAGCAGAACCTCCGAGTGATTGTAGTGTTCCAGACCCACCATAAGTACCATAAACAAGAATTGCAACACCGCCAGCCCCGCCTGCTCCTCCACCTCCTCCACCTCCGCACGATATATTACCAAATGAAGGGCTACCAAAACATCCACCATTACCACCGTTGCCACCATTACCACCGTTGCACTCTATTGCCCCGTTATTAACAATCTTTGCAGCAAAAATGACAATGAATCCTCCTGTGGCTCCTGAACCACCACCTCCACCACCACCTCCTCCTTCGAGTGTTGTATTGTTTGCAGAACCAGCTCCACCACCACCTCCAGAACCAGATGATGCTGAGTTTGTTAAGGATGTTATGCTTGGTTGAGTATCTAGTAAATAATACGCTGCCTGAGGAGAACGGGGTTCGTTAAATACTGTTCCTGTTTTTGAGCCCCCATTTCCTCCTGTACCGCCAGCATTTGTTGTTGCACCCACAGTTCCTCCTGCACCACCACCACCTCCACCAGAACCTGCTGAACCTAAAGACTTTGCAGAATCCGAACCAGCGGTTGCACTTGAACCATTTGAACTACCTCCGTCTCCACCTGTTCCTCCTGTTCCTCCAACCTTTCCTATAAGTCCAGGTGGTAGTGAACCCGAACTCTGTGATATTGCACCCGCAGTTCCTCCTGTACCGCCAGCATTTGTTGTTGCATCGCCTTCAGCCCCTGTTCCTCCTGTACCTCCGTTGCCTCCGTTTGAAGAAATCGTACCATTGTTAGTTACAAGGTTTTTTACAAAAATACGATAACCGCTTGGACTTAATGTAAATCCACTACCAACAATTAAGTTCTCGTAAAACATATCCCTTGAAAGAGAAGTGTTGCTTGATATTGTTACATTACCATCAGAACCATCTCCGTAAATGTTTGCACGAGTTGCATTTCTTAAAGCAGAAGAAGATATACCTGCTAGGTTGCGAGGGTTTAATCCTGATAGCTGATTCTCTAAATCAAGTAACTTTTGTTTGATTATTGCCATCTCATCCTGTCCTGTTGAAAATATATCTTCTGCCATATTATTTTGGTGATGGTAAATCGTCTTCGGTTATCTTCATAAGTACCGCAGTAAGTTTTGGAGAAGAAGAACCGTTAGATGTTATTTGGAATTTACACTTAAATACTTTTTTTCGTGCGTGTCCTGTTACTTTGTAATCACCCACTACTGCTGAAGTTGTGTTAAGTGATGTACCGTCTTCTCTGAAGTATTCTGTATATGAACCATAATCAGAAGCGATAGAAAAGTTTATGTCAGTTGAAGCTGGCATTGGCTGAACACATACATATGCTCTTGTTAATGATTTGTTTGTTGAAGGGTCATCATTATCTATAATTACAGATTCATATATTGCATTTGAACTGCGGGTAGGGGAGTTAAGTGTTTTACAGGTAGTTCCGGTATTTGTCCCATTATCAGAATAGATACCATAAAAGTTAGGACCTAATGTGAATAGGGAAATAGGAGTATGTAATGAGTAATCACTTGTGTGATAGCGTTTTGAAAGTATATATGCGATTGGTTTATCGTTATCTAATTGACCGATAGCATAAACACCCGACTTGTCTGTTTTCCATAATCCGAAGTATAGGATTGTGTCTTTAACCGCTACTGTTTTAGAAGATGAGATTGCTTGTGTTGTTGTTTCGGTTGCAACATTATCTATAACAATACCTGGTAATTCTATTGGAACAGCACCTTGAAAAGCACCAGAGAGTTGATACATTCTCCCTGTTCCGTTTATTGCAGTAAAAAACTTAATAGTTTCTTTATGGTTTATAATCCATTGAGGTCCACCAGAAGGAATATCAAAAGAGTCATCAAACTGAGTTGGTGATGTTAAGTCCCACCAAAAGCCTTTGCAGAAGTTTACATTTATATTTATATTACGAGCTAGGATTATTCCTGAACTAGCGGCGATACCAATATCAACGGAAGTCCATTCGTTAGGCATTTCAAAAGCATCTTCTGTGAAAACACCATCTTTATCCACCTTTGAAATATATTTACCATTAGTTATCAAAAGCTCTCCGAAAACTATCCTCAAAGAGATTTTATCATTTGTACCATCTAACTGAGTTAATGTTCCTACGGTAGCATCTGCATCTCCTGTTATGTCGTATCTCCTAAGCAATACAGTCGTACCTGATGTTTTTGTACAGTAATAAAGGTAGTTTGTGTTAGATTCTGTTGTTTTAAAGAACTGAACAGGGGATACGGAATAGGCTAGGTTTGTTGCATCTGCAGATGTAAAAAGAGTTGATAGGGTAGACGGGTTAGTAGCTGAACCTGTAGCTGCAGATAGTATTCTAACTTTATCCCCAGCAGTCTCTTTTCCATAAGCATAAACAGTATCATCTGTTCCTGATGTGTAATCATATATTTCGGTTGTAGCTGGTAGAGCGTAGTTAGAAAATATCTGTTCAGCACGAACCCAGTCAGCGTTACTAAAAATATCTATTTCTTCCACATTAGAGGCAACTCCAATAGTCTTGGATTTATCATCTCTTGTATTTCCTCCGTAGAACTTATTTATTATCTTTAGTTTTTCTTTTGCCATAATATTTTATACTCCCATCATTGATAGTGTTCCACCTTTAACAAGTGAAGGGAATGGATATTGCAGTCCTGCACCTGAATTGTAAAGTTCTGTCACTTCTGATGAAGATAAAACACGAGACCAGATACCGACTTCGTCTATAACTCCATCTAAGTATCGGTTCGTTCCTTCATTGTCTGCACCGATAACAAAACTAGCCGTGTTGTCATATATTGAGGTAGCATTTGAGTAAAACTTAGTGTTTGAAACTTCTGAACCATTTTTATAAATATGAAAAGTTTTTGTAGATGCTACATAAGTAGACACAATATGAACCCAATTACCAACGTCTCCACTAACAAATATGGCACTACTACTGAATGTTTCAGTAGTAGTGCCAGCAGAATATGTTCCTGTTGAACTTGTAAAGATTTGTAGTTTATTTGAAGACGGAACGTCTATCGTAATTCCTCTTTGATTTGTTGATTCTCTGTTCTTAGACATTAGACACATAATTGTACCTGTGGTTGAGGGTAGTTGTTCTAATTTTACCCAACAAGAGAATGATATTGCTGAAGTTAAAGACAAACTTACGTTGTCTGCTACTGAAAAGTACTGACTTAAGCTTAAGTCTAAGTCTGCTCCGTTATTAATTTTTCCAGATACATACGATATTGAATTATTATTAGTCAGTGTATTACTCTCTGCACTATCACTAGCATTACCTGATGATTCATCAAATTTCCAATATGAAACTATGTTATCTGTTAGTGCCATAGTTATATATTCTTAACTGCCAACATTGTTATTATTACTGATGCAACAGAAGCTGATGATGTTGCTGTCCAGTTATTATTTACGGTTGCCTGATTATGTCCTGCTGATTCGTTTAACATAAAGCCTCGTGTTTCACCTGCTGGTACATAGATATTAAATCGTGTTGTACCTGCTGTAGCGTCTTTAAAGGATACATTTGTTGCTGTTGCTGATGAGTTTACGACTATTACTCCATAAACATCCAAAAAAGTAGAAGCGACTGCTGTTAGTACAGTTGTTTCTGATGTAGACGATGTGATTGTGGTTATTTGTGCAACCTTTAAATCACGAATAGAACCTACTACAACTTGTTTTCCTATTTTGTCAAATACAGCATTAACCCTGTCGGCATCTGCTACGGCTGTCGGATTTGTAGTACGAGCTTGACCTCCAACTTTTACAGGATTACCTGAATCTGCCGCATCACTTGCAACATCACCCGCTGTAGTTGATTCAACAACAATGGGTGTGCTGTTTGCACCTGTGTTTGCTAGGGTTACATTTAAAGGTGCGTCACTTGATACATCTGTTGCTGAACCATCTGCACCTTGTGATATTTTTACACGAGGGTAAAGTACGCCAGATATTTCGTCTGCCGCTCCTACTGACCCTGAACCTGCTGTGAAATTAAAGTTATCAGCCATGTTAATTTTTATTTATTGTTGAATAATTTGTTGTATTTTTTGTTGTTGTATTATAAACAGTTTGTGTATTACCTGGCTGCGTGAACCAAAACAACCATCCGAAGAATACCCCACCAGCACCAGTAACTCTTTTTGATACTGAATTGAATGTTGTCGTATTCTTTGCTGTGGTGTTGTATGTTGTCATTATAGGTAGTTTCTAGTGCTTAACGCTGGTCTGAATTGTGTACGGGAGTTTCTGTTTTTGTCGCCATAAAACTGTCGCATTTCTGTTCTTAGTTGCTCATATTCTTGACGAATCCTGTCGGTCTTATCAGTAGTCCCATTTATCAAAAGCCAGTCATAAGACATACCGAGGGATACTATTCTATGGAATGGTTCTGCGAATCCAGGCTCTTGTGTTGTGTCATCATAAGTAAAGCCGTCTATTTCTCGTGAAAAGTACATCTTACCTCCATTTGTTAGAGTTACATCTGTTGATGCCGGAGCTGGATGTAGAAAGGCTGAATCACCTCTCAAATCATACCTTCTTGGAATACTAGGAGTATCCTCAAAGTCTGTAATAGTGGTTTTCATATCGTCTATGTCCACCTCTGATAGTTTTGTCCAGTTTCCTGCGGTATCCCTAACTTCAATAGCCCATAATTTTAAAAGGTTTGTTGGTAGTGAATAATCTTTTTGAGAATCAACAAGTGTGAAAGTGTATTCTGGTAGCGTTGTATGATTAGAATCATCAAACTGAACACGACCTGAAACTTTAAGTATGTCAATAACCGCCTTATAATAATGACGGTTAGCGTTCCTAGCTTTGTCTGCTAATGGATATGATGTTGAGTCTGTTCCACAAATATAATCTGTGTCCTCAACTAGACCTTGTTTTCCTGATGTATCACTAAATACCAATATATATTATGGAAGCTCATGGCTCTCTATTGAGATAATTTTATCACTTATATTACAATTAGTCAAAGAGAATGTATTTATCATTTTACATTTACACTTGACCTCTATTGTTCCAGATACCTTGCCAACAGATATAAACTGTTTCTTTCCGCAAGCAAAACATCTGAATGATTTTCTTATATCTTGTTGAACCATTTTATAAGTGTTGATGGAATACTTTTAAATAAACGAGCATTAGGTACTACACAATGCCCACCTATTTTACCCTCCACATATTTCAAATAAGGTCTCATAACTTCATCACGCTTTAATTTCCTGTAGCCCTCATTATAGGTCTTGTTTGCATCTGTATAGACAAGGTCAAAATCAGCATCATTCTCATCACACCACTTTTTCATATATTTGTTGAGTAAAATCATAACCCCGTACTGTGTTGTATCCCACAATTTAAGAGCTTCTGTTGTACGGGCGAATTGAGTAACAACTGTTTTTATACCATGAGCTTCAAATAGCTTAGATGCTTTTCTTGCTCCTTTACCACCGAAATACTTTGTAAATGTTTTGATTCCTTTATCTATATTAGGGTGAACTCCACGAACAGGAGAATGAACTACACCAAGTGAATCACAAGTTCCAACTGGAACAGTAGAATGTACGATAGTTAATTTTGTATCCCAAAGGTCCTCATACATCTCAACATCTTGAATGAATGTGTCTGAATAGGGAAAACAGATGTGCATTACATCGTAACTGTACTCTACTCTGTCAGAAGTCTCACCATGTACATCATAGTAGTCTCCTTTTATTACTTTATGTAATCCCCGACCTATTTCTCCAAAACCTACAATTATTTGTTTCATATTTTTATATAGTTACCTTTCTTTGAATAATAAAGTGCTTTAGGTGATTTACATTTACCACCAAACATAGGGAAGCTCGATAAAGGTTTAAAGAAAGGTCTAGTATCTTCTCCTTTGATTTTATTTAAACTATCAAAGACCCAAACAACATCTCTTTCTGGCATTGTTTCCCCGTACTTTTTAATATAAAGAGATTCCATCTTTCTTCTTCTTTTAATCTCCTTATCTACACGAGCCAAAGATTTAATCGCTAGTTTTGCTTGCGATTCTGGCATCCTGTAGTTATATCCTATATGTGAATGAAAATAGTTATGCTTTTTATTGAAACACATATTCTTATAGTAATTCATTAGCTCAGAATACTTTTTACTGTTTGTTGTACATACACCGCCCTCCTCAGCGTTTATTATTTTGTTTTGGTATAAGGAGAAACAAGTTATATCAGCTTTTGAATTAAATACAGCACCATGAGCTTCAGAAGCATCTTCTATAACCTTGAGTTTATATTTGCTGGCAATCCTCATAATTTCTTTCATATTACAAAGCCTTCCATAAATATGAACAGCCATAATGGCTTTTGTTTTCCCTGTTATCTTTTTCTCTAACAAAGATACATCCATGTTTAAAGTGTCATCACAATCTACAAAAACAGGTTTAGCTCCTGTATATGCTATAGCGAATCCACACGCAGCCATTGTAAAGTCTGGAACAATTACCTCATCACCTTTTTTAATATCAAGAGCAAGTAAAGCTAAATGAAGTGCTGAAGTTCCAGTGTTACAACTAACAGCATATTTATGCTGTACATACTGAGAGAACTTTGATTCAAACTCTTTATATTTTGTAGCACCAGCCATTTTTTTCATAGTCTTTAATTGTTTTTATTAAACCGTTTTCAAGTTTCATCGATGGTCTTGCTTTGATTGTTTTATAAAGCTTTGTGTTATCTGATTGAAGATGCCATATTTCCCATGGTCTCATTCGTTTTTTATCAGGAACAACTTTAATATCTTTCCCCATCAATTTACCTATTATACTCGCTAGGTCATACATCAATATAGTAGACTCGGAACCCATATTATATACATCTCCGAACTGTCCTTTCTCTAATAGCTCTGTTGCCATCTTTACTGCATCATTGGCATACTGAAAATCTCTTGATGAATTATTACCAAGATATATCTTTCCTTTTTTACCTTTTATATTCGAAATCTGTTCTATGATTACAGGGATAACATATTCATGTGTTTCATTTTCTCCGTAACAGTTAAATTGGCGAAGTGCGATAGCTGGTGTTTTTGCTTCTTTCCACCTTGCTTGTATAAGCGTATCTATAGCAAGCTTTGATGCTCCATAAGTTGAATGAGGGTTAGCGACATCTGTTTCTTTAATCATTCCATCTACTTTCCCGTATATTTCAGCAGACGAAACTTGTAGGATACCTTTCACTCCTGCTTCTTGTGCTGCGTTAAGGACCATTAAAGCTCCTCTAGCGTTTATATCAAATACATGAAGTGGTCTTTCAAATGAAACAGGTATATAAGGCTCAGCTGCGTAATTAAACACATACTGAATCTTGTTGTCTGTAAAAATCCTTCTTAGTGTGGACTCTGACTGTGTGATGTCGTGGTATGTAAACTTTGCTTTGTCGTGTACGAAAGACTTTTGTCCTGATATTAGATTGTCAATAACAACCACATTACATTTTCGGTCTTCTATTAGATGTTTAACAAGATGACTTCCTAGAAATCCTGCCCCTCCAATAACTGCGACATTACTTTTATATATTTTTCTTTTAGGTTCTCCCATGAATTATATTGGTTAAATAATTGACCCTGTTGTGAGTATGCTCTTATATCTCTATTGTACCACTCATCAATCTTCTTGGCTATATCTGTTGGTTTATAAATAGCAGAATCAAACGAAACAGATAGTCTTTCTTTCTTGTACGAATCAACTTTTATTAAAGGTTCTTTCGGTAGCCATGTATTTATGGGATAACGGTCTCCAGCCATAACAAGCATTCCACTGGCAAAAGCTTCCTGCAAGGGAAGTGATAAACCATTAAACTTCTCGGGAAAAATAAATACATCACCCTCATCCCATATATCATTAAAAGTACCTATACGATATTCAATCCTATTGTCTTTAATCTCTTTTATTGGAACTTGGCTTCTTATGATTAGTTTAATAGGGCTTTTAACATACTTCATAGACTCTAGTAACTCCTTTGTCCCGTTTCTACCACCAAGACCACCATTACCCGCATTATGAACAAAGGTTATAGCCTTTTCTCTTAGTTTCCATTTAACATCAACAGGAACATTCAACCTCTCCCCTACCCTATCGTAGTAGTCATAATCTAGCTCGGATGGGCTTAAAATAAGGTCAGGGGAGTAGGGGAGGGGAGAGCGAGTACATTCATACATTGGCATGAGTATTGTCTTTATTCCTTTCTCTCTGGCTCTAACAATAAGCTTCCAGTTAAACACTTCTTCGAAGAAGAACAGTACATCACATTCCAATAGACTATCAATGTTTATTAACCTGTCAGGATACCATTCATAATGATTGGTCCTAGAACTATGAGGGTGAACATACACATCAGTTATGATTCCATTGTCATAAAAAGACTTAGCTAGATAACCAAGACCTTGCTCTGTAGCTAATACGATTGAGCCAACTTTAAATGATTTCAAATGGTTCCGGGTCTTCATACTCTAGAATTATTACTTTCTTTGATACTCTCTCAAGTTCTTTCTGCATTAAGTTCCATTCTGCTTCTCCTAGATTATCCATAACCATCTTTTTAATAGATACACAAAAAGACCAATCAAACTCCTCGTCTTTAAATGGTAGTTCTTTTAAATTACCGACAATAAAGTTTTTATCAGGATATGATGATTTTGCCTTAGCAATAAAATCGGGGCTGAAATCTATTCCAGTATAATCTTCAAATAGTTCACTCCAACGACCATACCCACACCCAGCATCTAAAACTTTACCGGAGCAATTATTTAATAATATCTCTTTATGTGTTTTGTTTATCAAATCCCAATGGTCTTGCTTTGTAACATATACAGAATAATGTTCTCTACTTTTACTAGCCTCATCAATCCTCTTTTTCCAAAAATCTAATCTATCTATTGGTTTTGACATATATTTAATAGTTCTTTAACCCTGTCTTTATAAGTGAACTTACTATTACATAAATTATAACCCTTTCTCCTCATAACTTCTAACTCACTAGGATTATCTAAGTAATACTGAATCTTTTGATGCAACTCCTCTGTACTCTTGTAATAAACAAGATTGTCTCCCCATTCCTCATATAAACCTCTTAAATACGGGTGAATAAGGAACCCACCAGAGCCAACCAAAAGATATACACGATTAGACCAATAATCATTATCTGAAGGGAAGTCTGGAGCTACTATTATTTTTAACGATGCACACAGGTCATTAAGGTCATCATTATAGTAACCAAAATAATTATGTATATCGAACTTATCTTTTAGGTCTTTAAACCATTGTATTCTATCTTTATACAAAGAACCTATAAATCCAACCTCACTGCCTATCTCCTTTTTGTTACCGACAAACCCGTTACCTATACCCTGTCTTAAAACTTTACATTTTGGATATTGTTTTGCCCAAGTTCCATCTGTCATGAATATTGTATCTGTAAGAGGGTATATATCGTTAAACCATTTAATTCTTAAATCCCATATCTTGTCAAAATACCAGCAAACCTTTTTACACTTAGCAACTTTTAGTATTTCTCTTATTTTTTTTCCTCCTTTATGGAAAAGCAACATATCGTAACTTTCAAAGTCCTCAACAAAAACATTGTCCTCGTGTATGCGTAAAACATTATGCCCAAATGATTCTAAAGCACGCGTAATATGTCCTTCTGTATTATCTGACATTCTATTACCATGTTTTCCTATGTATACGATTCTCATTTGAGTTTTGGTGTTTTCCTAGGTTGTGTTTCTTGTGAAACGCTAAGTTTGTTTAAAAGTTCCTTAGGATTCCATTTACGCATAGTTAATTCCCTTTGCAAGTCATTATAGTACTCGCCTGCTTTAAATCTTTTGTTAGGGTCAAACTGTTGATACCTTTTAACTTTCTTTGCCCTGTCTTCTGGGTTCATTAGTCCGTAATGTAAAAGATAGTAAGGGGCGTGCCAGCCATATTTATAATATATAGGAGGTGCAAGTCCACAGTGTAAAGACTTCCTTAAAAATTGGAGCCCATATTCTGGTAGAAACTTATAAAAGCGTATATTCCAAAATCTCTGTATCCCAACATCATGAGCAAAGTGTTTTTCGTCATTATAAAGATTAACAACAAGGAAGTTGTACGCTATTTCGTCTGACATGGTTAATTTCTCAGCTTCTTCCCGTGTGAACTCAGGTGCGAACACCTCATCCATATCTAAAGCTACAATCCAATCAGGATTCATTTCTCCAGCCTTAGTTAATAAGTCTGTTTTTATATCGGGCTGATATACGCCCCATTCTCGGTTGTCTTCGTAGTATTTGAAGCAATACTTGTCTAGTAGGTCTTTCTCGGCTTGTGTGGCATTACAGAGGGCAATAAGAACATCATCACAGAGTCTTTTAAACTCATCTAATGTCTTTCTCATGTATCTTAGTGATTCACCACCACCACAGACACCTATTCCGATGATTCTAATTTCAGAAGTTCTTTGTACCATGTTATTTTCTCTAAAGCCTTTTCCATGTTACGAGTACAAGCATCTATTTGTTTTCTTTGTTCTCCATTAGGTTCTAATACAGCATCGAGTTCTTTTTTAGCCACATAATTAGTAGCATATTTATTCTCAAGGTCTTCTATAACTTCCTTAATCTTCTTTTGTATTGGTTTTTTCATCATTTAAATATAATTTTCTTGGTAAACGCCCGGCTTTGATAGCTTTCTTAATCTCTCGATTAACATAATTATCAATCTGCTTTGCGACCTTTTGATTTTCAATAGTTTTGGTTCTTGAAAATTCGCCAGCATCGTAAAGGTTTTGTATCTTTTCTTTTAACTCAGGGCGGACTTTATCGGAAGTTAAAGCTTCCTCCATAACCATTTTCATTGTCGGAGTTGCTTCTTCTTCATGATAAACAGCCTTCCTTAGATTTTCTGGAACACTAGCTTGTATTTCTCTTAAAACTTTATTTACTTGTTCTTGTGTCATTAGAATTGTGATGGATTCCCACGATTATCCATTCGGTCATGGTTCGGTGGAGGAACAACTGTTTTGCGTGCAATTTCTATTTCTTCCAACATAGCATCAGAAATTATTTTCTTTGCTCCTTCCATATCTGTCTTTGCCACCAGATTAGCTTCAGCCACTTTGGTATTGAACTGTTTACCGTCAGATGTTCCTATTAGTCTTGGAGGTTTTTCTCCAACATAAAGACAGCGTGGATGTGCGTACTGCTTCCATGCTTCTTTATCTCCGTCTATAGGAAATATAGCACCGTCTTCCTTTTCAAAAAAATAGATTCTGCTCGAGACTCTAGGTCTTCCTTTAGGATTCATATATATACATTATACATAATCAAAAACCACCTCGCAAGAGGTGGCTGTTGATAACTTTTTAAAGTTAAGACTATGAACCGATGAAAGCAGACGAACCGTTCAATAGAACAGCAGCTTCTTCTCTCAATACAGCTACACCGTAAATCATGTCTACGACTGCAAGCATACCGAGGTTGCGAAGTTGATTTTCCATCTGAACTCGAACTCTGTTTCCGCCCTTAGTCTGAACAGCGAAGCCAAATGCACTCTTATGGAGCAAAAGGTTTCGATATGTCTGAAGACCTGAAACGATAACAGTAGTTGTGAATACTGGAATACCATAAAGTGTTCCTTTGTAGTTCATTTTATATCCTGAAGTACTTCCGAAGTTACCAGTCATTACCATACCTTCTCCTGTTGAAGAAACAGAATACTGTTGGTAGTACTTAGTAATTGCATGAAGTTGATTCCAGAAGATATAAGGGTGAACGAAGAACGCACACTCTGATAGTCGGTATTTCAATGATTCAAGTGATTCAATCGCCTGACGGATTTCAGCATCGGCAAGAACTGTTGCAGTATCTCCGATAGTGTTAGTTGTAACACTTGACCAGAGTCCAGCAATAGCTGACTCCAATGATTCAACGAGCAAACTAACTGCTTCTCGAGCGTAAACTTCGTTTACATTGTACTTAGAAGCAATTTGCTGCAAGTCTTTATCTCCGATAATCCAAGCTACATACTCATGTGTGTTGATAGCTAGAGTTGTATCAACTGTTGCAGGTCCTGCAGTAGTGATTTCAGCTCCTTGTGTCGACTGAGTAGAAACTGTCAAAGCGTTGGTATAGAAGTCAGGTACATGAAAAATGTCTGAGCCTTCTGTAGCGAAAGATGATAGGTCAGTTACGAAGTTTGAGAGAACTGCGTCATCGAAAGTTTTTTCGTTAACAATAGTTGTCCAAGTTTCGCTAATAACTGAGGCTAAATCTGTACTTGTGAATGGGTCTGTGGTAACAGCCATAATGGTTTAGTAGCCCTTTATTTATTCGGGGGTTACTGTGATGAATTAACACCAGTCTTTCGGAATCTTGATTCAAAAGCTTTCTGTTTGTCCTCTGCTGAGGCGTTGGAGTCTTTTAGAACTTCATGAACAGGTTTGCCGTTGTATGTTGGGATTCTTCCAGATGGTGACGGAGTCGCTTCATTTGACTTATTCACTTCGCGATACTCTTTAAGGTGAGATTGACCTGATTTACTTTTAATGTATTTAATAGGGTCAACTCCTAAATCTTTGGCTTCTGAACGAAGCTCACTGTATTCTTCCGAAGATAGATTACGCAAAACATCTAGGTTATCAGCGATAATGTCTGAGTCCAATGCTTGTGGCACTGTTTCCTTAGGCTTCTCCTCTTCTTTTAATGTTGGTTTACTTTTTTCCAGCTCGGCTTTAAGAGATGCAATTTCATCGTCTTTTTTCCTTGCTTTTTCTCGCCACTGTTGTTTTTTTGCGATGGTTGTTTTTAGGTTGCTCTTTAGAGCTTCTGTATCAAATTCATCGACTACAATAATGTCGTCATTGTCATTTTCTACATCAGGGACAACTTCCTGTACTTTATTTTCATTCATAGGTTTTATCCTTATATTTATAACTAGGTTTTTATAGAGGTTTGCCTGCCTCTGCTTTTTTAATTGTACGGATTCACTTCTACTGACTTTGGTTTGCTTGTATTTTTAATCTTGTTTATCAGATGTTCTTCGATTATCTTAGATGCTTTAACGACTGATTCTTTTGAATCCTCATCGGTCATATTTCTTGCATCGCAGATATGAGACACGAGTCTTTCTGAATAATCAACTAGCCAGTTACCTGTTTCAGTACCTGAAATTGACTTAAATACCTTTATGTCTTGTTCTGTTAGTTTCATTATACTGTTTGTGATACTTGACTAAGTCCTTGAACCGCTTGTGGGGAAGCCAGAGACCCTCCGACCTGTGGCTGTTGTCCTTGCTGTGGCTGGTCCTCAGTTAGGTTAAGTTCAGCAGGGGAGATTCCTCCAAGTGATAGAAGATAGAAGAGAAGTGAACGAGAAGGGGAGTTAGGTTGTAATACTCCAGGATTCTGACCTACAATCTGCAAAGCAAGCTGTACAATCTGAGAGCGAGTACCATTGTCAATAGATTCTCCTGTAATGTTCACATCAACCGTATATTTAGCTGACTTGTAGAAGTCTTTTGGAATATCGTAGTAACGATTCTGTTTTTTACCTAGTTCTGAGAGAATACGAGTTTTCGCTTCATCTCTCTGAGCCTTGTCAGGATAGAAGCCATGTTTCTCTGCATAGTTTATTGTTGCATCTGCTACTAGGATTTCTGCAACTGCTTTATCTAGCTTATCTCCATCAGCTTCTGAACCGGAGAAGGTGAGTGTGTGTTCTTTTGCTGATTGTTTGACACAGTCAGGCAAAAGGTCATTTAGAGTTAATTCTTTTATGAAAAGACCGTAGTTTTCACGCTTAAGTTCAAAATATGATGTCGCAAATGAAGCTTGGAGGTTTGCTACACCTAATGGAGTTCTAGAAGGGAGGTTTGCACCAGATGTTATGTCAGATGTGAATGTTTTTCGCTCTGTATTTGTAGACCAGTTGTTTCTTGTATTATTAAATGCACCAAGATTCCTTTCTTCCATAGCAACTGCAGTGATTTCTGAGTTAGGGGTTAATATATCCCCGTTCTGTGTTCCTGTTAGGAGGTTAGCACCTTTGAGGTCACTATCTCGTGATTGATATAGTTTTAGTGAAGTGAATTTCAATCCGGCACGCTCCAGGTTCTCAGCTTCGTTAATGGCTACCTGATTTTCCTCAAGATACTCAACAAAACCAAAACCTAACCAGCGACCTGGTACTTTCTCCCAAGAAAGCTCACGATATGGCAATTTAGCATCTTCTTCCTCAAACAAAGTAATTCCATCAATAAAATCGTTAGATTCGTCATTCAAATCTGCTTCTGTACCACGAACAGTACCTTCTTTGGTCTTTCTATCAAAAAGATTTCCTGTAATATAGCGTTCCCATTTAGAACCGTTACGGGCATAGCAGTCGTAAACTACAAAATCCTCATCATCTGATGAATTAAGCAACTCTTTAACAGAATCTTTCTCCCATTTCATGTTTTCAATCTCTCCTCGAGACATTGTTATGAGTTCATACACAAAAGGAGATTTTGCGACACTCTTTGCACTAGGGTGTATACGGATATTTTGGATATTTACCTTTTCCCAGGTGTTTTTTACCTTTTTAATTATTACTGAACCATATTTAGGATAGTCAAAAGAGATTTCGTTTAATAAAGTTCCGAAATTCTCATTTTTTAGATACTGCTTTAGCTTTTTCTGTAGAAACCACACCTTAAACTCTGACTGGTCAGATTCAGGTGTCAAAATAATGTCCTTAGTGTCTAAATCTACGAACTTTGTTGCTATATCACAAGCTGGTTTAACTACATTAAAGAAGAATTTGCGGAATCCTAGGTCGTCATACTTACCAGTCTTAAATTGAGAGTTGTAATATAGGTCTATTAGCTTAAGTGTCTCAGGTATATTATGTGAATAACCCCCCGGCATTTCTACATCAGAGTAGTAAGCTTGTATGTTTTTTCTTGTTGAAGTGTAACTCAGATGGAATTAAGGCTCTTGAAGAACTCTTTTTTTAATTGTAAATATATTTTACCACCTTTGTCTTTTTTTGTCTAACTTCCCTGTCAAGCATATTCCTCTCTCGAACAGTGATAGGTTGAATATTCCAGTAAGCGAGCATCGTGGACATCAACTGGTCATCATGATAACCATTCTGAGCTCCCGCACCTTTTTTCTGAGCCTCATTAGAATAAATAAACACTTTCATTTCATCTACAGTTACAGAATCTCTAATAACTGGGAACTTTTTATCAAACAATGTCCTCATGTGTTCAATCAAAAGATTCTTAGATGAAAAGTTTGTAGAGAATCCTAGCTTCTTGGTATTCTTTCGTTCTCTCTGGTCAAATATTTCCCTTTCGTAAATCCTATCGTAGATTTTTTTCAAATCATTTACAAACGCCTCCCCTATCCCAGTAATCTCAGGGACAACTAAAGGCTTCTTAGATAAAGAATACATCATAGCCAACTGAACGGTCTTCTCTACCTGTACATTAGTCGGTACATAGCCTTTATAAGACGCTACAAGCTCCCCGGTATCCTTATTGACTACTTTAATACCACATGGGTCATTAGCTCCAGTAGATGGGTCTACCCCTATCTGATACTCATTGAGCTTAGGCTCTTCCCATATCTCAATCCCATCCAATACCCTAACAGCCTTCCTAGTATGCAAATCTTGATATTTTATATGCTCCTCATCAAATACCCCACCCTCAACCAAAGTATCAGGACTCCAAATACCATGAACATATCTATCCACATACCTCTTCGGCTTAGATAACATATCCGTAATGAAATCAGGACTAAGGTTCTCCTTATTATCCAGCATAGAGGTTTCAATCAGCTTAGTCCCATGTCTTGGATTAACCTTAAAATAATCATAAGCCCAGAAATTGGCTGGGTTAGTAGTGAAGTTCATTTGCTGAAAAGGTACATTCCTTCTTAGACGACCCGACAACCCATCAAACACCCTCATCTCAATCTCCTCCAACTGGTCAATAAACACAGCTCCTAAGTTCAAAGACTTAATCGCCTGTTCCGCTTTCTTAATATCCTGCCCTGCCCCAGCCTGCAAAGCATCCAGCCCAAAAAATATAATCTCGCTACCATTAGCAAACACAATCTTTCCAGGACCAACCTTATGAATAAAAGTACCAGAAGGAAATATATCCATAATATCCGGCAAAGTAGCCCTCTCAACATCCTGCCTACTCTTCCTCCCTAACAGGATACGATTACCAGGAAAGAATACACTCAATAAATATAACTTAATAATAAACCCAGTAGTCTTACCAGAAGCAAACCCTCCACAAACCAAAGTATATCTCTCCTTAGAATTAACGAAATCTAACTGCTTAGCATTTAACTTCACACCATTAAAATCCTCAATATCAACCTCTCCATCAAGCCATCTCTTTCCTAGTGCTTCCCATGCTGACCATTCGTTGTTGTTTGACATGATATTGTTTGTATTGTGTTATAAAAAGTGATTTTGGTGATTTTGGGGAGGGGGCTATTTATATCTAATTCGCCACAGAATAAGTGGTGATACCGTACCCCCCCCCGTATAGCCCTCGTTTAACTACCGACAATGTATATTGTGCGACACGGGCTAATCATTCTCTTGTGGTATGTCATATGGTGGCTTGGTTGAGCCATCGTTGCGTTCCTTAACAGTTACATTCAATATAGGTACAACTGTTTTACCTTGTTCTTCATCACCTAAATCAACTGAGTATTCCTTTGCTAGTGCCTTAACTACTTTTAACCTTGTAGATAGGTCTTTTTCCTGTTGTGCTAGCCATTTAATGTTCTCCATCAAATCATCCTTACTAATTCCGACACGTTCTGCCATTGTCTTAACTTCCTTGATATTTAACTTACTTGTATCTACTAACTTAGCCTTTGCTTCTTCCTCTCTACTATTTAACTCATACCTTAAAGCCGATGCTAATATCCTTTTCTGTTGTGTGTTAGAGGTATGTTCTGAAAACCCTGCCTCTTTAGCTGCCTTAGTAACCACATAATTATGCTTTGGTAATACTTCTAAGAACTTCTTATACCTCATAGGTGAACTTGCCATGCCGTATATTATACCTAATAGTAAGTTAACTGTCTAACTCATTAAAGACAACTTGTCTATAACTTACCTATAACTTACCTACGGATTACCTACGGATTGCCTACGGATTGCCTATAACTTGCCTACGCGTAAAGCTTGAACACCGGGTAGGGGTAGGGGAAGCTATTGGATTGGAGTTATTCATATCAGCTTATCGTAGGCTATCTAGTAACTCGATACGTTTATCCTTTAGGCCTGGCTAGGCTCGATAGGAGGGCGGTGTTAATTCCTCTGATATTATTATTCTAATTGTAACATTTATAGTACCAATATCCAAAGTAAGACCATTATCATCATAGTAATTACCCTTGATTTCCTTGTATCCTTCATAAAAAATACATTCATGACCATTAAGACCAGTATTGAAAAGTCTATTAGTATTTTCATAGTGTGAAATGTCATATCAAATTCTTTATCATCCTATCAATACACTTCAAGCAAATGTATATGCCCAGTAGTTTATGTGCTGGCTCGTGGTACTTTTCCTTTTTGCAGTATTGGCAGTTTTTAACCATCTTTTTAGTTATCTAAATCTACATCCAAGTTTAAAGGCACTTTCTTTTGTAATTCTATTCCCATCTCTATTGATTCCTTTGCATCTCTTACGAGTCTTTGTAGCAAATATGGTTCGGCGAGTAGCTCATTACATTCTTCTGAACCTATCGTAGCTTTAACATTAACGATTGAATCGCCTGCTTGGTCCGTTATTACTATGTATATTTCGTTTAACATATTCAAGATACTAAGAGCTAAGGTCGGTACTAGGGTATGACCGATTGCTTAGCGAGGGAATTTAATCAAATTTTCGTTTTTTATATGCGTTGAGACCTACTGTGCTTAAATGCACAAGAACAACCCTAGCTCTTAACATCCTGTATAACTATTATAGCACTTGTGTATCATACGCATAGTAGTTTATCCACAGGTAGGTAATTACTTTTTATTTGAAAGTAGTATAATATCTTTGCTGGAAAAATAGTTTGCGTTTTGTGCATAGGATGGAATGGCGAAAGCTATGAGTTGTCGCAAACACTCATTCAATTCCGTTCTATGCACAGAAAAAGATAACAACAGCGATTATAAGTTAATCGTAAAACAAATGGCTCAAAGAAGAATGACTAGCTTGGATGTGATAGATACAGATGCGTTTCTTGATATGCCACAAAGTTCTCAACTCTTGTACTTTCATTTGAACGCAAGAGCTGATGATGATGGTTTTGTGTCTAGTCCAAAAAGAATAGCAAGAAGTATTGGTTCACAAGATGACGATTTGAAATTATTATCAGCCAAAAAATTTATAATTCCTTTCACAGATGGCGTGTGTGTTATTAAGCATTGGAGGGTCAATAATTTTATAAGAAAAGACATTTACAAAGAGACTCAATACCTCAATTTAAAGCAATCTTTATTCATCAGAAGTAATGGTTCTTATACAACCACAGATAATGACCGTTCTGTCGAAATACCCAAAGGACACTTCACTTTGGAGAGCGTTGACGTTACGTTAACGTCTCGTCAACCTAGGTTAGGTAAGGTAAGGGAAGGGAAGGTAAGTATAGTAAAGGATAAGAAGAGCGATAAATCGCGGGTAAAGAACTTTAATGTTTTAGGAGCAGAAGTCATTAAAGCCTTTGAAGAAGTTGATGCTAAGAATAAAACATATTACGCAAACAAAACTCAAAGAGCTTGTGCAGACTTTCTTGTTGATGAGTATGGATTAGACAAAGTCCTTAAAGTTATAAAACTAATTCCACAAACAAATGGAAAAGATTTTTATCCAAACATAACTTCTCCTTACGACCTAAAGGAAAAATGGATGAAACTAGCTAGTGCATTACAAAAAACCAAAAATAATCAAACAGTAATTTTATGAAGTATTTTTTCAAAGTTAAATTCGGTTTTGGAACACAAGACTATGTTTCCGTTGAAGGCTCTGAATTAGAGAAAGCTATTTACGCACAACTCAAAAGGGTTTCAGTTCGTTTAGGTAATTCTTTCGTGAACGGAAGTAATATAATTTCAATCACACCACTTCATCATAAATACACAGGTTGGAATGAATCATACGAACCTAAAGAACCAGATGACTTTTTCCAAATAGAAAGAGATTGCCCAAATTTTGATGGTGTACTAGAAGCTTATACCGACAGGGTGCGTGATTTGATTCAAACTGGAAAAGATAATTTGATTGGAACACTTGAACCTTTAGATATTAAACAAATTGAAGTTTCAAAAAGAAGTGATGAAGTACAAAGCATTTCAGACATATTAAAATTACAATAATGGAAAAAGAACCAATAGGACAAACAGAAAGTGAAAGAGAATATGCCGTTCAATGCCTTATAGATTTAGGGCTAACGGAAGACGAAGCTATACGAGAAGCTGAAGATTATTATGACGAAAATTATTTGTAATTCGTTTATACGGCTGTATGTATAGTTTTATATGTTGATGTGAAGTTATCCACAGGTGGTACTTGTACTCCTCTGTAGATGTGCTATTCTTTAGATGTAAGAGTTTAATCAACAATTTTTTATGAAAAAGCACGAAATACTAGATACAGGAATATACTCCCATTATCCATACGAAATACACGAGAGCGTAAACCTAGAATCGGATAAGTATGATTGGTTGTGGGCGTTTGTAGCGATACCTCTCGGATACTTTTTAGCAGTTGCGATAATGTTAATTAAATAATATGAACTTAATTTTTACAGCAAAAGATTGGAGAAATGAGCTTGGATACAAGCTGAAAGTAAAGTCAGACTCAAAAGAAAACTATGTGCCAATGACAAGACAAGTTGAATACGCAGTTTCAGACGGAAATGGTTGCATTGATTTTGAAAGAGATTTTATAACTAAATAAAACTATGCTTAAAGAAATAAAAACAAAACTTCCAACACTTGCCGAGCTATACGGAAATGTTGAAGCGGTAAACAAACAGAATAAACTAAACCTTATTCTAAACGCAGAACCAAAAAAGGAATGGATTAAACAACACCCTTTCGTTAAAAATCTAAACTACCTCCCTATCGAGCGTGTTGAGTATCTTCTAACTGTTATCTTTTCAAAATGGCGTGTTGAGGTTAAAGAAGTTAAGTTGCTCGCAAACAGTATTGTTACAACAGTGCGAGTTCATGTGAAAGACCCTTTGACAGGAGAATGGGATTATCAAGACGGAATCGGTGCTATGCCAATTCAAATATCAAAAGACGCAGGAAGTGCGATTGCTTTTGAAAAAATGAATACTTCGGCTATTCAGATTGGTGCTCCTGCTTCTGAAAGTTTCGCAATCAAAGACGCTTGTGAAAAGTTCGGGCGTATCTTCGGAAAAGATTTGAACCGAAAAGACAACATAAGCTACGACAGAATTTACGCCATGATTGACGGAGCAGAAACTTCTAACAATCCTAGTATCTCCGAAGAATTGCGAAAGGAGGTAAACGATTGTAAGAACGAAAATGAATTGAAAGCGATATGGGACAAAAACAAGGGACTTGGAAAAGAGTTCAGTAAATTGATTGCAGACCATAAGGATTTCTTACAAAAGGTTAGACATGAAGAAGAAAATGCGTAAAATCCACACTGAAATAGTGCAAGGCACACCTGAATGGCACGCATTACGCTTAAAATACCCACTGACGGCTTCTAAAGCTCAAGCAATAGGAAATCAAGGCTCGGGGCTTGAAACCCTCGTATACGAGCGTTTAAGTGCCAAATACAGCAAGTATGATGATGAGAAGTATTCAAACAAAGACTTAGAGCGTGGAAAAGAGCTAGAACCACAAGCCAGAGCGTTATATGAGCTTGAAACAGGTAACGAGGTGGAGGAGATAGGCTTTGTAACTGATGATGAGATTTCAAAAGTCGGTGGAATTTCGCCTGATGGAGCTATCATCGGACAAAATGGTGGAGTTGAGATTAAATGCTTTGAAGATAAAAAACATTTCAGATTATCTTTAGAGCAAGACTTCGCCATTGAGAGCGTTTATGTATGGCAAATGCAACAACAAATGCTGTTTATGGGATGGGACTTCGTGGACTTCGTTGCATTTAATCCAAATTATCAGCGTTCACTACTCATAAAAAGGGTAATGAAAGACGAGGTAATGCAGAAAAAAATAAAGAAGGGGTTGGTGATGGGGGAGAAACTTATTAAAGAAATAGAAACTAAATTAAAATAATTATGGAAAAACAAGAAAAAATATTTATCAGTGGAATGTACTTTAATTTACCAAGTGAAAAAGCACCTGATTTTGTAAAGGGACAAATATCAATCGAGATACCAGAGTTCCTAGCGTTCCTTTCAAAGCAAGGATTGAATAATAAAATTAGAATTGACCTTAAAGTTTCAAAAGCTGGAAAAGGTTATGCAGAACTTAGTACATGGAAACCTGAAAAGCCTGACTTTATGAAAAAAGAAGAAGTTAATGCCCCTGAAGAAGATATATCAAAAGATATTAACCCAAACGACATAGACTTAGGTGCAGAGGAGACCTTGCCTTTTTAAACCATGAGACCAGTACCATTAAAAATCCATAGACGAGATAAAGGAATACGCTTTGAGATTTCTGAATACTGGCAAACCATGTTGAGCAAGTTATTGACCGACAATGGCAACGACCCGATAAACTCTCACATAATTCCTTTGGCTACCGATAGTCGCAATCAACGGGGTTTCTTTCATGGTGGATTGATACCTTTACAAATCGCACTTGACGGAAACGATTACAAAGATAGCAAGGTGTGTGCGTTTTACTTTGATACTTTTATGGAAGAAATGTTTCCAGAAGTAATTAAAAGAAACGGAAAGATTTGTGTGATGGGTAAAAGTTCAAAAGGAATACTTAAAAGAGTAACTGATGCGTTTATAACTTATCTTGTGGAGGATTACGGAATGGAATACACATCAGAAGTTTTAGACCCTCAAAACTATAAAGATTGGCGTGATAAGTATTCTATGACAATAGAATATGAAGACTACTTTGAATATGCGAAATCTATGAAGTGGTTAGAGTTTAGTAGATTAAACTAAAGTGTTATGACTCAAAAAAAAATAATAATTGAAAAATTAAACAAGGAAAGAAAGATAGATAACTTCTACTGCGTAGACAACAAAATAACCTTAAGACTTGGAAGTTATATCAATATGTTAAAGAACGAAGGGTGGCAATTCGACAGAAAATATATCGATGGTACAAAAAACTTTCAGTACACAGTTATTAAAAAACCTGAATTAACATTGTTCCAGTGAAAAAAACAAAACTAAAAAAGGTCAGCAAACAACCTATATCAAAAATCCAACGGCAGATATGGGTTGAATGTAAAAGAATTATCAGAGCAAAGTATAGGAACACTTGTTATACCTGTGGCAGAAAAGGTTTAGAAGGCTCTAATTGGCACACTGGACATATGTTAGCAAAAGTTTCTTTATCAGCTTACTTGAAATATGACCTGCGAATACTACGCCCTCAATGTTATTTTTGTAACATAAATTGTGGTGGTCGTGGTGCAGAGTTTATTGATAATATGCGTAGAATTGAAGGTGATAAATATGTTGATGAGATATTGAAAGATAAACAGAAAACAATTAAAGCATATGACCATTATGTACTGCTACTTATTCAATACAAGAATATAAAATAGTTATCCACAGGTGGCACTTGTACACATTAAAATATAATATATAATATAGTTATGGACAAACAAATTAACAAACTTATTCCACAAAGAATAAAAGTAAAAAACAACACAGTTGTTGCGTTGAAAAATGAAATTAAAATTGAAAAGAAAATCTCATCAAGAACGATTAGTTACGACAGCGTGGTAAACAGAGGACTGGACTTTATTGTTGGTATGCGACAGTTACAAAGAAAAGAGCCCGAATTATACAAAGAAGTGGTTAACCTAATTTTCAAATAAATAGCAAGACTTATAAAGCGGTGTTACTAGATAAATAAAAATATATGACCACACAAGAACAAAAAGATGAAGCATTGAAAGCCTACAGAGCAATCAATGACTCAGCATGGAAAGCCTACAGAGCAATTAGAGACCCAGCATGGAAAGCCTACGAAGCAATCAATGACCCAGCATATAAAGCCTACGAAGCAATCAGTATCCCAGCATTGGAAGCCTACGAAGCAATCAGTAACCCAGCATATAAAGCCTATCAAGCAAAAATGAAAGAAATAGAAGCTACAGAAGGTATTATTGAAATCAAGGGTGTAAAGTATAAAAAAATATGACCTACACAGAAAAAAGATTTGAAGATTATTTAGAGACAATATGCTTTGAAGCTAATCCAAGCGTACTAGATGATGATATGCCCGACTTCTTTGACTCTTGGCTAGGAAGTCAAGATGTAGAGGATATGGGTGGAGGAGGAGTAGCAGGAACAGGAGGGGCTGGAGGCGCAGGAACAGGAGGGGCTGGAGGCGCAGGAACAGGAGGGGCTGGAGGCGCAGGAACAGGAGGGGCTGGAGGCGCATGGTTCGTGTGGGAAAAGGGTTATGTCGGAAAGCCCTCAATAGAATGGATATAGTCCTCTCCTCCCTAGAGAAAGAGATTAACCCTAAAGAATAAAGATATATGACTGACAATGAAATAAACAAAGCAATTACCGACAACGAAGCTCAACTAGGACAAGCCTTTGAAGATGGTATGAAGGTTGGCAAGCAAGAGATGTGGAAGAGGGTGGTGGGGGAGATAGAGCAATTTGATTTTTTCCCTACATACTTTGATAGAAATAGATTAAAGAAAAACCTCCTCTC